TCTGTACCATTATAATAATATAAGTTACCACCTTGTCCAGGATTCCAATCAGAACCATCAGCATATCTAATATCACCTGCTCTAGGTCTCGGTGGTTCTACGTGTGCTTTATCCAAGTGTCCATCAGCTAAGTTGTTAGTAGTAATAGATATTCTCTTCAGTTCTTCTTGAAGATAAGCAGGTATGTCTTCTGGCTTTGTTGGTACAGGTAATGGTGTATATCTACTAGACACCTTGACCTCTAATACCTTGTGGTGTCCAGTGAACCTCTAAGTTCTCCAGTGCCCAAGCCTTGTCATCTGTTGTCTCTACTCTGATACCAATATAAGTGCCAGTAGCCCTGACAGGTATCTCTGAGTGTGTGCCTGGTGTGAATGTGTAAGGTCCTTTCCAAGTTACACCTTGATGTGGTTGCATCTCAGTACCAATATAAAAGTCTACACTACCAGTACCACTTACTCTAGGTACAATCTTAGTGACTGACTTAATACCAGGATGACTTAAATTCATATCCGTCTTCTCTGCCCAAGACCTAAAGCTAGTACCATTAAACTGATTACTACCTAGAACAAACAACTTAGTGTTGTTAGCATCAGCAAGTAATAAAGAAGGCTTAAGGGGTGAATCCCAAGAATCATTATCTGTATCCCAGTCACCTGATTCTGTCCAGTCAGTAGTTGATACTGTGTCTACCACACCCCAACTAATATAACTGACACTAGGTAAATCTCTAATAGACCAAGTATTGTTTCTCCAATTCCATACATATGCTTTATCTGCAAAGGCATCAGTAGCTGAGTTAGATACAAAACATATCCACATCTCATTCTTCTCTCTATCTGCGGCAACAAAGGTACGAGTCTTATAGTCAGGGTGTATTGAATTAAACAACTCATCTCTGATTTGACCATCAACAATAGACTTCTTAGATTGACCATCGTGTGTAAAGACATCATCCTCAGATACTACAAAATGCTGGTTATCAAATGATTTAACACAATCCTTACCTAAGATACCAGCATCATTAAATAACTGTCTGAATCCAAAGATAGATTGACCACCTTCAAATGTCATAGCCCATACCGAGTCTTCTTTATAGATAATGTTACTGTCACCTAAAGGTAAACAATCAACTACAAAACCATTAGACTGTGATAGGTCTACATAACCAGCGTCCTTAGTATCATCACTGGCATCCCAGGTTGTAGGTACAGTACCACCCTCAGCTGGGTGTGACCAACGTACTCTGAATGGATATCTAGTACCAGACTCTGTTGAATCTAATGCCACTAGGAATCTCTTAAAAGGTCTGATAACTTTAGTAGTTGTGCTAGATAACCAATTACTTAAAGCTGAGAAGTTAGAGGCTGTTGAGCCTAGCATCTGAGGAACATCAACACCATTATTAACAATAGCAACACCACCTAAGATACCACCATTCCATCTATCTGCAGCAGTGGCTGAATAATCACCACCAGTAGCACGAGTTATATCTGTGTGTGTGGTTGTAGTGCCTGATGTAGATACCCTATAAAGTTTAGTTAAGCTAGGGTATATCCAGTAGTCTGTTGTAATAGTATTGAAAGGTAATAGCCAGTAAGGTGCAACACTAGGAGTACCAAACACTTGTTGGTGTCCTTTAACCTTAGCTGTCTTATCATTATCAAACTGTACATTATTACCGTCTGACCAAAGGTTCTCACCTAGCTCATAAGGGCTGATATCTTTATTGATACCATTAAGATTAAGATTGGTTATCTGTGCAGGCATACTAGCTAAAGTTTAAGCCGTCTGAATCTGCATACCAGTTAGCACCAGCATCAATAGTCTCAAAGGTAATGATGTCAATACCTGAGGTAGTCCAGGTTGGTTCAGTACCACCAGCCCACTTCACTGAAGAAGGGAAGATAGTAGTACCAGCACCACCATTAGTTAGGATTAGTTTGAACTTACCATACACACCTGATGTAGGTGCATTAGATATAGTAAATGAACCACCACTAGCAATTACTGCTGTGGCTACATTACCTAAGTCAAAGTCAATAGCTGTTGCTGTGCTTACAGTACCAATAGCATTAACAATCTCTGTCTGTGCTTGTGTCTTTATCTTCTTAGTTGTGCCTACTGCGTCTGCTGTCACAGTCTTTGAGGACTCAACAGTACCTAGTGTAGGAACATCATTATAATTTAATTCGGTTGTTGTTGCAGTAACACCATCAAGCAGATTTAATTCTGTATGTGTAGAAGTAACAGCTCCACTCAAAGAGGGTAGTGTTGCTTTGATTGCTGACTTAATAAGTCTTAGGTGGTCATCACCCTGAGACCTTGAGTCTGTTCCTGTTGGGTTAGTGGATACTAATCCATCAATATATGTTGTGCTTTCTAATGCCATCCTATTCCTCTATTGTTATTGTTCTTTGTATTTATTCTTAGCCTTAGCATATCCACTTCTTCTAGCCAACCAAGGACCTATTAAGTTTGTTATCACTAGGAACGCTATAAAGGCATACAGTATGTCTGTTCCCCAAGACTGAGCCACGAATGCCACTGCTTGTTCTTTCGTCTCTATATCGGCAACCTCGGGACTGTCAGGTACTATCTCATCGTATGCCATAGATGTAGCTAAACTAGCTACACCAGCAATAGGATTAATAGCATAAGCGACACCTGCAGAAACCCCTGACTTACCTAGGTTACGTAGCTCTAATGAACTACAGCTACTAAGTGATAGTGCTATGAATAGTATTAGTAATCGTATCATTTGTACCTCCTAATCGTATCATATTAGTATCCAATTGATTGGAAGAGTCCAAGGGTCGAAGAGGAAGAATCTTGCCGTATTATTAGCAAGCTCAACCCATATCATTACTTTCTTTCTTTTCTAATAATGCCGTAGATATCACTTAACATCTTTTTAATCTCTACCATATCAGTCTTGTAGTCAGCTTTAAGTACGTAATTAAGCGGCATATGAGTCTGACAGCTATTAATATTCTGTTCTAACTTGTTTACTGTGTCTGCTAGTCTGCTCATAAACCAACCGAGCATAGCTATGACAAGCCCAACTAGGGTTAAAAAGATATCTGACATTTCCATAAGTGTCCTTACTCAGCTGGATTCATCTCTGCTTCTTGAGCAGCTAACATAGCTTCATAAGCTGCTATTACTTCTGGTGTGTGTACCGCATTGCAGATAGCAATGGTTTCAGCAGGTTCACCTGTTGTGTCATCACCTGGTGCGATTACGTGTCTGTGGAAGTTCTTACCACCAATCATTACACCATTATCTTCTACCCAAGTAGCTTCACGACACTGTACCATCTTGTGTTCACCAACTACTTCTACTTTATCTACTACCGTTTTCTTTACTAAAGCCATTTTGACTCTCCTGTTAATTTAAGTGTCCACTACGTTCATCCGAACATAGCATCTTGTTTGACTTACGTCTATTCTCAGCTTGAGTAATAACCTGTAAGTTGTCTTCCAAATGAAACCCACATACCTCTTTACCTTGTAGTGGGATTATATGGTCAACCTCGTGTGGTATCCCTGTCTGTTCTGTTAGCTTCTGAGCCAGAGCATATAACTCTTTAATCAGTTCTCTATCAGCCCATACAGGTGTTGCTAATACACAGCGTTTATCTCGTGCTGTGGTTGTCTCTAACTTACGTGACTTATTAGCCTGATACCAAATCTTACTGTTCTCTAAGTGCTTGTCTTTATTATCAACATACCAAGCAGCATTTATCTCTGAGTGCTTTGCTTTGTTCTTAGCATTCCATTCCTTGCCTGATTGATGCTTACACTTCTTACACCACGAATGTGGCTTACCTGTATCTGAGCGTTTGTAGAACTCAGCTAGAGGTTTGTGTGTTGAGCATTTAGGGCAAGTTTTCATTTAGGTTAATTAAGTTAAGTATGTTGCTGAACCTATAACCCTAGAAACATTTCCATATATTGACGCTTGGTTTGTTGTAGTTACGGCTGCAGTTGTGGTAATTGCATTAACGATAGATGTTGAACTACCATCTACCCTGTGATATAGAGCTGTTGCTGATGTCGCTAAAGAAGAGTAATATCCAATAGTACAAGCTGCAGAAGCTGCTGACGATGTAAATGGAAGACCTGATACTGTGGTTACACTTCCAGTACCTATGCTATTTATAGTAAAATCATATTTAATTGTAACTTGGTTTCCGACTTTTGTGTAAGTACCCGTTTGAGTAAAATAAGTAGCAGTGCCCCCAACGCTAGGAGTCCAAGTACCAGTCTCATAGTCATCTAAGACCTCTGAAGTCATACCTGCTGCGTTACCATCTGCAGAGAAGTCAATACCTTTGCCAGATGTTCCTATTACTAGGTTGCCAGTTTTTACTGTGACATCACCTGCTGAGTCTATGCGCATATGCTCTGTAACAGTCGTAAGGTCATCAGCATTTGTGTATTGCCCGAAAACCAGCGCACCACTTGTATGCCTTCCTAAAATTGACGTAATGTTTGCTCCTGGTATGTCTTGCCCAATACCAGAGAAAATACCATTGCCACCAGCAGTTGTTAAGCCGCCATCATAGATTAGAAGTTTAGAGCCAACCGTACCACCCGTAGATAACTTAGCATTAGGACTAGTAGTACCAATACCTACATTCTCACTAGCATCAATAGTAATAGCTGTACTCGTAGCGTTATCATCAATACCTGTTGAGGTAAAGCCTGCAATAGTGCCAGTCATAGTACCACCAGCTAGAGGTAGCTTAGCACCTAGCTGTGTTTGGATGTTTGAAGTAACACCGTCAACGTAGTTTAGTTCAGCTGTTGTAGCTGTAACACCGTCAAGGATGTTTAGTTCAGTTTCTGTTGCATTAATAGCACCAGTTACATTAGGAAATGTATTCTTAAGGGTAGTCTTTAAACCTCTAAGATGGTCATCACCTTCAGAGACATTATCTGTCGCTGTTGGATTGGCAACATTAAGGTCATCAATATACTCAAATGTTTCAATAGCCATCTAAGCCCTCCTAGTTATGCTGAAGCAGCTGTTACTGTTACTGTTACCTGTAGTGTATCACCTGAGATTACTGAACGACTAGAACTAAAGTCCACTACACCATACAATGTACCTGCTGTTCCTGTTGCTGCTGTGTTTAAGAATGCACCTGCAATAGTTGCTGTTCCTGTTACACTAAAGTCTACACTAGAAGAGTTAGTCATACTGCCTGAACTAGCTGCACCTTCAGTCCACTCTTTACGATTACCTGAGTAATCAGTGTTCTCTGTCCAGCTTGAGTGTGATGCCATAGTGTCACCAGCTACTGGAGTACCAGCACCTTTAAGTCCAATATACCAAGTTGTTACTTGTGTACTGGCGTGAAATTGTGTGTCGAGGATATGATTAAGACCTACTGTCGTAATTAAGTTCTTCTTATCTTCTTCCCACTTTACATTACCGTCTTTATCAAGACAAGTAACTTTCCATATGTTTGTTAATTCAATTCCTACGTCTTTCATTATTTACTCCTTGTGTGAAACTATTTATATAATTTCGTTTTTGTTATTCGTCTGGGTCTGCTACCTTGGTCCAAGTAGTTGATGTATCTTCTGTGACATCATTCCACAAGAAGTTATTAGTTGAAGTTATATTACCTGTTGCACTTAAGGTTATGCTCTCTTCAAAGTTTATGTTATTTGTTAGATTTGATGTTTCTGCTAACGTTACTGATATTGGTATAGATATACTGGCTGATGCTGTTGTACCTACTGATGCTCCCAGTATTGCACTAGCTAGTTTGATTGCGTCTTCTTCATTTAACTCAGTAAGATTTAACTGAGTCATATTAGCAGTTACAGGGAATACTGCTGTCTGTGAACTAGACACAGAACTGTTAGCATTAAGTAGAGCTGTGTGTTGGTAGGTACTTACTGCCCAGGTGTTAGTATCCGCTGCCCAGGTATTAGTATCTGCTGCCCAAGTGCTTTGAGCCATTAGCCCTCAACTCCAGAGTAGATAGTACGTACTCTCATCTGTGAGCCTGAGTGTCTATCTCTTGCATCTGCCTTCTGTAGCTTATCAATAGCTGAACTGTATGCATTTAACCATACTGGTATACGCTCATCATTCTTAATAAATGGTTCTGCTTCTAATAGAGAACCATACAATAATAAGTCAGGTGCATTACTAGTTAGCCAGTTAGATGTTACAGTACCTGAAGTACCATCACCTAGTGGTGTGAACTTCTCGTAGAAGGCAACCTCTAATGTGTATGCTGAGTCTGGTACTGGTGCTAATTGAATCTCATCACCAATCATAGTGTATGCTCTTGGTACACCTGTTGAACTACTGCCATACAATCTATCTAACATCTCAGGAGTAATATACTCCAGTGCTCTGATAGGGTTAGTATTCAGTTGGATGTTACGCATCTGTAAGTAACCACCAGGTAAGTTAAAGTATCTCTTATCTGCTGTGGTTGTCATAGTAGAACGTACTTCCATAGGTCTAATGCGTAAGTCTCTATTGATTCTAGTTTCAGCTAATGCTATAAAGTCTGGTATCCTAGTAGTTAAGTCACTACGGTCTAACCAGTCAGCTACTGCATCTTTAATATTTGTATACGTACTTAGTGCCATCTATAGTTTACCTTTTGTTGTTCTGAATGGTGCGTTGACTGGGTCATTCATCCATTCCTTCATACGTTCTTGGTTATTCCACACACCTTCTCTCATCATCTGCTCTACCATAATAATAGGTATACGAGCTACTCTGTGTGAGAATTGTGAGTCACCATCATACTGTGCTCTGCCACTACGGGCTGAGTCAAATCGAAGCATAGCATTATCTTCTGCAATCTTCTTTATTTCTTTGTTATCTTGAGTTGATACACTGGTTATAGAACCGTCTAGGTTCTCTACTAATTGTGTTTGTATTCCCATCTGTATCTCCTATAATTTGAAAGACCCCAGCCTAAGCCGAGGTCTAAGTCAACTAACTATTAACCAGTTGTGTACTGAATCTTACCGTTAGCTGCTTCGTTGCCACAGCGTAAGCCATACTCAACTAAAAGCATCTTCTTCTCAGAGTCACCAGTCTTATCGATGTCGATAGTCTGGAAATCACGTAAGTAGTCAACAGACCACATATCGTGGTCTAAGAAGTATACGATGTCCTGGTCACAGTATCTATCCAACTGAATGTTGAAAGTACCGAAGTCAGAAACATATACATCAACTGCGTTGTAAACAGTATTGTTGTCATCAACAACTGAACGAGTCGCGTCAGCACGACCAGACATAGCAGTGATTAACTTCTTATTAGTAGCACCTAATAGGATAGTTGATGGGTTACCACCAGCATTCCAAGTAGACTCTGCTACTGCAGTTACATCAGCTTCAACGATTGCTGCGTGAGTACCAGTAGTACCTGCATCAGTTACGTTAGTAGTGATGAAAGTTGCAGCACCTTTAGTCTCACGAGCTGTAGAAGCATCACCTGCAACAGCTGCGTTAGTAGCTAATAGTGAAGTTTCCATATCACGCTTAAGCTCTTTAGAAGCTTTAGCAAGTTGGTGAGCAAGCTCAGACTTCTTACCAGCGTTGTTAACCTTGTCTTGAGTACCAGTAACTTCAACAACCTTCTTAGAGATTTGTGTGTAGTTGCCTAGACGAGTTGTAGCTGTAGTTGCTGCAGTACCTGCTGCTGCTCCTTCAACTGCTGCGTTAGTGCCAGAAGCTGCTGCTAGTGCATCAGTCTGCCATTCAAAGTAAGTGTTAGAAACACTGCCTTTCTTTGCGATACCAGATAGAAACGGAGTTTCTGTTGGGCTGATATCATAGATTACATCAGACAAATCTTCACGAATTGCTTGTGCATCATAAGTATTAAAATTAGTAGCCATTACTATTTCCTTATATTGTAGTTATAACCCTTGTTATAACATATCATAAAATACGGAAGCGGCATCATCTTGATGACCAGACTTCCTTAACCTTGCACGCTTTTTCTTGGTTTTATCATCGGCTGCTTCAGACTTAACTTTACCTCTTCCAGACTTCTGTACCTTGGGAACTTTCTTGATTGCCTTCTTCTTAGGTGCTACCTTCTTAGTTAACTTATCAAACTCCATAGCTTTCTTAAGTATAAGAACACTACGGTGGTCTGCTAGTTGGTCAACTTCTTCTGGTGCATACCCTGAAGATATTGCAAACTTTCTAATGTCTTCCTTAACGGTAGACTCTTTGTTGTCCCACTCAGGTAAAGCATTAACTAACTGAGAGTATTGGTCTTGAACAAAGGTTGCTCTTGACTGTGCCTCTTGTTGTTTCTGTTGTTGCTGTACAATCCGTTGTTGTTGTGCAGCATTCCTTGCTTTATCCTGAGCATCTCGGTACTCATCCTTCTTAAGCATATATGCGTATGGGTCTTCCTCTTTAAGGTTTTCCCAGTCTACACCTTTAAACTCTTGAAGCTTGGCTGACTGCTGTTCTTTCAGCATTTGTAAACCATTTGCGTACATCTGTCTCTCTTGCTCTAATCTAATACGCTCAGATTGAATTGCTTCGTTTTCTTTGCGTCCTTCAGCTAGTGCTTGAGACTTACGAGTATAGTCAGATTGTCTTTGATAACCAGCTTTGAGTTCTTCTAAGTTAACTTCATACTCTTCACCATCTACCTTAATAGTATAGTTAGATTCTTCAGCTACCTCTTCGGTTTCCTCTTCACCTGTATCTTCTGTCTCTACTTCTTCAGAGGCTTCCTCTTCTTCTGAGACCTCTTCTGTTTCGACTTCATCTTCCTGTTGGTCCTCAGCCACTACCTCGTCTTCTGTAGTAACTTCGGTTTCCTCGCCTGTAGGTTGGTCATCTTCTGATTCCCACATATTAAGGATATTATTTGCCGCCTCTTCTGACGACCCTTCTTTGGCTCTTTCGAACGCTACTTCCATCTGGTTATTCGTTTCTGAATCCATTAGGTTTCTCCCTTAGTTTTTAATAATGTTCTGAATAAAATTCTTGCTGTCCTTCAGCCAGCTTACCAGTATTGATGACACTCTGTATGTGCTCATCAATCAGCCCTAAAGCTTTGATGGTAATATAAATTCTATCTCTTTCTGTTTCTTCACTGATTTTAGTTTGTAGTAACATCTTAATCAGTTCTTCTTTTGTCTCCGCAAAAGCTGTCTTATACAACGGGTCATTAACAAATCTTTCTGCATCCTTTCCCAATTGTATATCCTTCCCTTTCTTACCCATCTACTTCTCCTTCTTATGTTGGACCAATAGCTACTGGTCTTCCCTGTTCCCTCTCTAATATTAACTCTTGTTGTTTAAGAGCTAAGTCTGCTTTCTTAATTTCTAATTCTTGTGCTTTGATTTGCATATCAACTTGGGCTTCTGATGCTTTAAGTTCAAGCTCTTGCTGTGCTAGTTGTGCATCTAGTTCCATCTCTCTCTGTTTAAGAGTTGACTCAGTTTGTAGTTTCTGCATCTTAATCTTAAGTTCTTCTGCCTTAAGTTGCATCTCTGCTTGCTTAGCTTGTTCTTCTGGACTAGGACCTTGTTGTTGTGGTTCTTGGTCTCCTGGGTCTGTAATGAAGTCCTCTACGTTCTTCATACCCATAGCTTTAATCTGTTCAGCAATTAAGTTATATACGTTCTTAGGTTTAATCATCATACCAGCAGCTGGGTGTTGTGCAACCATCTGTATAGTTTGAGCTAGTTGACCTAAGTGCATAAGGTTCATATCCTTGTTACCAAAGCCTAGACCTACCTGTGCAGTACAGTCCATCTTCTCTTTCCATTCAGCAGGATAAAGTGTAGTCCACTTATTATTCAGTCTGACAATCTTCTCAGGAGATTCAAACTTCTGTACTAATTGGTACACACTATTGGCAAGGTCCTTCATCCCTGTCTCTGCGAATACTCTAGCAATCAATTCAATCTTCTGTTGTGCTGCAGTCATTACTTGTGCTACACCAGTAGCAGTTTGGTGTGACTTTAAGCCACCATCTCCAATCCCCATACTGTTCTTGTTAACACCAGTTCTCTCTTCTCTAATACTATCTAAATAGCCCAGCATATTAAAGGAGTTCTGGTCTAGCTGTGGAGTAGCTAGTGGTGACACAGCACCTGGTGTACGTACTCTTACAATACCTCCAGGTCTGCTGGTCATAAGGTCATCCAAGTTGGCTTGACCTTCGACTACTTCATAACGCCCATTATTTGTTAGATACATATTGTCTAACAAGTTACGCATTAAGGTAGTCTTAATTAGTTGAAGGTCAGAGATTAAGTCATAAATACTCAAACCATAAAACTTATGAGGCATTGGAACAGGTGTAAGGGAGGAGAAGGGAACACTGTCCACAGCCTCATTATCTAATAGTTCATCTCCGACCTTCGTTATCTTTCTTAATTCGTCTATACCATCGTTGTCAAAGTCTACCTTGATATAACATTCGGTTACCCAAACACCATCATCAATATCACCATCAGGATAACTAGAGTCACCATCATAATCAAACCTGGCTAATCTCTCAGACTTCCATTCAGCTTCTTGTGCAGAGAATGCTCTCTCCAACTTGGCTTTAGGATAGCCCTGTGCTAATAGCTCAGACTTAGTTTTCTTGACTCTATGCCCAACAAATCTTGCATCTTCGATTCCCTTTGCGTACTTATTAATTAGGAATTCTTCTGGTGGTACAGGCTCAATACAAACCTGACCACTCTCTCTTGTTCTTTTAACTACAACATCGTGAGTAATAGGTTGTGGTAATTGACCCTCAACTAATTCCTCTGTACCATTTGCTGTATGCTCCACTACTTCGATATTATCATCAATAAGTAGTGAAGTAAATTCTTCTTCTGTGAGGTTCTTATATTCCTCTCTTGTTACTTCGGTAGTGTCATCCCAGAAGTGCTTGACAATTCCGTTCTTCTGTAATAGAGCATCTTTGAACCAGCTATAGATAATACTAAAGCCTGGGTTCTGTTTCATAATAACATAATTAGTGTAGTCAGTAGCCTGCTTAGCCATCTCTACATCTTCAGGACCTTGAGGTTCAAACTGTACTACCTTATCACCACCTGTGAATATCTTCATTAGGCTTGGCATAATCCATTCGATTACATCAGCAACATCTCGTGTGACAATTTGAGAACGACCTTCTTGCTCATTACCATACTTCTTACCATAGTATCTATCCATAGCATCAGTACGCTGACGAGTTAGTTTACCATCACCATAGCCAAGAGCACCTTGAATCTCTTGTTCTACGTGGGCGGCTAGTTCTCTCTTGGTCATCTTCATATTTACTTTGTACCTTTAGTTGGTGCTTTAGCTACTTCTCTCAGCAATTCCTTTAGTTCTCTAATGTCTTCTGACATCTCAATAATCTTATTTTCTAGCCACTTCGGATTCATTCCCTTCTCCTATTATATTACCCAACTTAAATCCTGCTTAGGTAATTCCTTACTCCAAGCAGAGTCGTTCCCTGTGAACACTACCTCTGTATTACATAAATATCTGAAACTATCACTTGCGTGTGAAGTCCAGTCGTGGACTGGCTTCTGACTCCAAATCTTCTTCTTATCATCATAAGAGCTACGGTACTGTAATAAAGCATCTATACCTTTCTGACACTTAGTCTCATCAAACCAACATCTATTAAGGGTAGTTCTGACAGTATCAATACCATCCATAACCTTTAACTTAGGTGCAACTTGGAATTCAATACCTAGGCTATATGCTAAGTCTTTCCTGCTTTTACCTGTACTAAATTCTCTTACTACAATATCGTGTGGTGCTATATGTGCACCATAATTATAACCTTTCTGATTTAATAAATCAATATAGTGAGGCAATCCCTCACCAGAGTTCTCGTAGTAATCAATTAAGTTAATTGCCTTACCATCATATTGTGCAAACCATATAGAGGTACTATCAGATACCCCTAAGTCCCAGGCTGTTATTACCTGCTTAGATGGGTCATAAGGTACTTTACCTATACGTTGCTCATCATAAGCAGCTTCCAGCTCTTTGGCATAATATGCACCTCTCAGTGCTGCAGACCAACTACACTCATACTCTTGTTCAAACTCAGACTCAGCCATATCTTGCTGAGCCATCTCTAATTCTTCATCATCTAATATACCAGTCTCAGATGCTTTGAATAAGAATCTCTTCCAGCCCTTCTTCTCTTTAGCTGTGTGGTAAATATCATAGAATTCATTCTTACCCTTAGGTGTACCAATAAAGATACCCCAACCTTTCCTATCTGATAGTGCAGGACGAATAACCTCAGAGTACATCTTAGGATTCATCTGTGCATACTCATCTAAGATGACACCATCAAGATAGATACCACGTAGTGTATCAGGATTATCAGCTCCATATAGTTGTATCCTAGCCCCCATAAAGTCAGCCCTTAGCTCAGCTTCATTAAACTTAACATCTGGGAAATCATACAACAATCTCTTTAATTCATCCCAAGCTACAGTCTTAGCTTGCTTAAATAGCGGTGCTAAGTATGCATATCTTGGTGCTTTCTTACCTAACTGTAAGTCTTGTATAGCTGACTTAATCATTTGATTAATAGCAAATACAGTCTTACCAAATCTTCTGTGACACACAACAACATTGAACCTAGCTAACTCATTGTGTAACTTAGCTTGTAATTTCCTGGGCGTATAGGGTATTACAATTCCCTTACGTTTCTCCTCCCTAGTGTCTAGCATTAGTGGACATTATCCTCACGTCTATTAGCATCTGCAATATCATCTTCATCCTCAGACCAGCTAATATCAAAGTTCCTATCTTCGTGTATAACGTGTTGCTTAGGTGTCCAACCACCTTGTGTCTTAAGCCAGAATGTAGTCATACTAGCTGACTCACCACTCATAGCCATCTTATAAGCCACACCTGCTACACTAGCAGTTCTCTTCTCTCTAGCTACTTCCATAGTGGTCTTATAGTATTTAGATAATGTAGCATTAGAACAACCCATTATCTTAGCAATAGTGTGTTGGTCCAATCCTATTGTGACCATTTCCTCTACCTTACCATAATCATCATCAGTAGGGGTATACTTCTTACCGTGAGCACCTCTAGTCTTCTTACCACCAGCAGTTCTATATTCAGACTTAGGCCTACCTCTCTTCTTTTCTACCTTAATAACTACATCACTAGGTAGTTTACCTGTCTCAGCAGCCACAGCATACTTAGCTTTATTCTTAAGCTCCTCTAAGTCTTTCTTATCTTGAGCCTTAACTTCTTGACCAGTCTTCATAATTTATTATAAAATAATATATACATAAATAATATTATACCCTAGTTAACTATAACTTTAAAAACTAAATTAATAAGGTTACTACACCTACACTACAACCAATACCCTATACCTAGTCATTCTAGTCTAACCTTAGTTATTATACTAGTTAGTATACCTAAGGTCAGTCTAGACTAACCTAGTCTAATCTAGGTATGTCTAGACTATACCAGGGTATCTACCAGCTCTTTACCTAAGTAGTAGTAGAGAGGTTGAACCTGGGTATGTACCTGTTTAGTATAAACATACTATTGATTATACCCTATAAATACCTAACTTTAAAAACTAATTGATAAATATAGTAAAATAATATAATATGTCTAGAGCCCAAATGATAACCCTTCTCATTAACTAGTAATGACTAGAGCCCGTGAAACAATCCGTGAAACATAATATGGAATTACTTGAATTTTATATAGAGGTGGGATTCCGTGGGTGGCTAAGTTCTCACAAAGGGTGTGGAGGGGTCTTCTATATCAGTAATTCCTTATATACTATCTTATTAATAACCTTGTAAGGGGAAGGGGTATTCTAAGGTATCACCGTGCATTAATATGTGATTAATTGTTTTATCTTTAGTGGGTCGAAGGGGGTATTTATATATCATTATTAATTATTCTCTTTAATACTAAAGGCCATCACCGTTTTAATAACTAGTGTGTATTATAAATACAACAATATGTCTAATAATCCATACACATACTCTACAACCCTATCTATTAAGGCATATCACCTTTTGCTAATGTGATGGTAGCAAGCAAGCCTATCTATATTTAATTGAATTAATACTTGACACCTTTTAATGTTATGTTATACTATAAGTGAATCAATTAATAAAAGGAGCAATACCAATGAAGACACAATACTATAATGAATACAAAGGCAATCCATATATTGGAACAGATGCAGTAGACGGGGTTATTTTCTTGCTACCACTAGGCATATCAGAAGGTTATACTTATAGGTATGAGAGTGTTGATACTAGTTGTGTCAAGGTTGAGATAACTGATGATAGTGTTAAGATATTTAATACTGTTCCACAATAACAATCGAAACCCTCTTAATTGAGGGTCTAGTAAAGATTGACCACTTGCTACTGATGAGATAGGTCTAATAATAAAGAGGTAATAAAATGAGAATAACACAACTAATAAATGAGCTAGATAATCCGGTGGCTCATCACTTTGTAATTACAAAGAGAGCAGGAACTAGCTATTTACAGTCATACGATAGTATTGTATGTAAAGTAGTAGAAGGTGGAACAACTACCTTTGGTGCTGATTGGGATTATAGCCGTACTACCTTAAGACACCTTAAAGGTTTTATTGATGGTAATAAAACAACTAAAGAGCTACAACATCTAGTCGATGTTGGCCTAATTGAGGTTAATAACAACTTAAAAGAGGAGATATTACAATGAGTAATATAAATAAAGCAGATGCAGTTGGTATAGCTGAAGGATGGATTGAAGTTGATACCGAAGAAGAAGTAATACAAGCTTGGCAGGAGCTAGTTAATAGTGGCCTAGCTTGGCAATTACAAGGATGGTTTGGTAGAACAGCTAAACATTTAATAAACGAAGGAGTGATAACAGATGAGTAATAGACAATACACAATATACACAAAGGAGGGTAATGTTAAATTATCCACAATTAATGAGAATGAGGCTTGGTTCAATTTAGATAGGGAGGCCGGAGATACAATCGATATCCAGCCACAAGCACTATTTAATGAGGATTATAGCTTTGATAATGGCCTAGTTGATTTTAGTAGTGAGATTGTAGTTTAACTAAGCCAATAATATAACTAAGCACCTTAATTGGTGCTTTTTATTGTATAAACACTTGACAATCAGTTAAAAGTATGTTAAGATGTGCATAAGTAAATAAAGATAAGGATAAGAAATGGATAAGGATAAGCTAAGAAATGCACTAAGAGATATTGAGGTATTCTATTTAGATTATGTCAATAACTATTTAAGTGTATCAAGTATTGCTCAAGCCTATGGCCTAAGTAATGCAGAAGCAGTAATTATTATTGTAGTGGGTAAGTTAATTAATAATAAGGAGTTATACTAATGAAGACACCAAGAGAAAGGAAGCTAGAAGATGAAGTATCAGAGTTAAGAGATTGGAGGAGTGCTTTGGCCGATGAGTTAACTAAGAATGGGTATTCTGATGAGGATTTGGCCACTATATATGATGAGTATGTAGGTGTAGAACCATTATCAGATTGCTGTGGTGCTGATATAATCTATACAGACATATGTAGTGACTGTAAAGAGCATTGTGGGGTGCAAGAGTGGGAAGATGATGAACTCACCCCCGAGCAAATGAATGATGACCTAAGAAGTATTGGATTTTAATAATAGAGGGATTACCCTCGACACAGGAGAAATAAAATGAATAAGCAACACACAAAACTAGCGACATTAGTCGAGGACTTAGAGGTACAGAGGGATTTCTTAGCAGAGGAGAACGCTTCATTTGCTAACTACCTAGAGTACCACGGATACTCACAATGTGAGATAGATAACATAGCACAAGGTTGGCACGGTTCAGTGAGTGACAGGTTAGAGGACGCTGAGGAACTAAAAGCTGAGATTAAAGACCTTAAGTTTAGGTTACGTAAAATTGCAAACTACACAGTAATGGAGAATAAAGATGAATGAATATAACTATATAGTGTGGGTAGGTGGCTCAGTAATAGGAGAGTATGAATCATTAAACGAAGCACAAGAGGTGGCTGATGATTGGATACTTGATGGGTATGAGGATACAAGGATAGAACTAAAGGAGAAATAAAAATGAAAACAAATTATAGTGATTACTTTGAAATAGCAAGTGAATGCTTTTTAACTGAGGCGTTGCCAAAAGATGCTACTGAGTGGGATGATTCTACACTTAGGACATTCATTGAAGATAACGTATCAGAAGCATACCAAGATTGGTATTGGGCTACTGTCTATGCGCATATAGAAGATACTGCTAGTGCATTTTGGTATGAATTAAAGAAAATAAAGGAGAAATAAGATGGAACAATTATTAATAGCAATTTTTATCGGGTACGTTGCTTGGAAATTAGTACAAGCCATTGACTATAACGAGAGAGTAATTAACAAGGAGGAAGTATGAGTAATATGGCACATTTAACTAAGGGCAAGGCTAAGGGTGAGGACAGAAGTACGCCAGAATCGAATCCTCCGGACACTGATAAGGTATATTTATCAGATATTAAGGAAGGAATGGCCTTAATGAAGGATTTATTAGATAAACAGAGGAGGTTGAAGAATGGTGGATATAATTGAGGTATTAATGGGATTAGCTATATTAGGATGGTTTGGTTTATTAGCTTATATGTTGGAGGGAGAGGATGAAGAAGTCAAGGATACCACAAGCATATAGATGGGTAGATAAACCTACTACTATTATATTAGGAATACCACTAGACCCCTCTTATATGGATGGGTTTAGTATTAAGAGAGGGGATGAGTGGAATATAACAATAGATAGAGATGGTAATAGAATGTCATACACACAGAGGAATGAATTAAGTGCATACAGAGATTTAAATAGGGAGCAGTGGAGAGAATCTAGTGCTAATATTATAGATAAAGTGGAGGATGAATGATGGTAAATGATTGGATAGATAATTTAATAATAGATTTAAAGAGGGTTAATAATAAGATTAAAAAGGAGGAAATTAAAGCTAATAAAGTTAGAGATGAGGCTATTGAGATTATTGATAGAACTAAAGCCTTGAAATTACAAAGGCAAGAGATATTGAATATAACTTTAGGAGGGGAGGATGAGTAGAATAACTGATTACATATTAGAGGAAGAAAGTATGGGTAACTTAATTTATGATACACAGACAAGCCAGTACCTATCTAGGGAGGATAAGGATAATTTAGATAGGGCAAGGTATGATGTACTAGTAGCTGATAATTACTACCATAAGGTAATAGATAATATATCTCTAAAGAGGTATATAGCCTAATTAATGACAATTAGTTTTTAAAGGTAGTACAAACTAGTGTATAATAAGACTTAGACTACCTAGACTGACCTTAGACTATCTCCCTTGAGTATAAAGTAAGGTAAGAATAAGGTTAACTAGGGTAGACTAAGGTTAATCTAGGTATAACCTAGTAATATAATAATAAAGGAGTATGGTATGAGAAGTTTAGATGAGATTATAAAGACTAATAAAGAAGTGTTAGCCAAAGGTGTTGATGTAAGCCTTGGTGGGAATGAGAAGGGTAAGGTATCAGCCAAGAGTGGTACTAATAATAGTAAAGATAAGTAGTCTTTACGAAGTAAGGAGAGGAAGTATGGCAACAACAAAGGTTATTGCAAAGGGTGTTAGTGGTTTTGTATCATTAACTAAATCATCATTATGGAAAGGTGCAGAAACTGGCAACTATTCCATTACCTTAACTGTGGATAAGGACAATGTTAAAGAGTTCAAGGATGCAGGTGCTAGGATTGGTGAGTACGAGGGTAACAAGCAAGTCAAAATGACTCGTAAGATGGAGTTTAATGATGGTGTGTTTGGTAGTTGGGATGCTGAAGGTGAGCCACTAGACCCCGAAGTATTCTCAGTCTATGGTGATGTAGTTAAGGTTAGAGCCGAGGTATCACACCAAGGTAAGGCCGGTGAGCGTAGTGTTTACTTTACTGATGTTAAACTACTAGAGAAGAATCCGGAGGCCAGTGATTCAAGACTAGCCGGTGATTTCTAACTAGCTAATATAATATAATATTAACCCCCTTAATTGGGGGTTTTTAGTTTTTAAAGGAAGGTAATAGTGTGTTATAATTGTGGGAATGTAAATAAAGTAAGGGTTAAATATGTCAAAAGAAGATAAGTTTGTAAAGCATACTAATTGTGATGAGTGTGGTAGTAGTGATGGTAACGCAGTATATGAGAGTGGTAGTTCTCATTGCTTTGTATGTAATAATTCTACACCTAGTGGGAGTGAGAATGTGGATAAAGAGTCTAAAGTAATTAAGGAAGGTTGGGAGTCAGGTTATATTGGTAGCTACTCTAGGTTAGAGGATAGAAACATTAAGGAAAGTACCTTAAAGAAGTATGGAGTAAAGGTAGAGAAGGACTACACTGGTGATATTGTTAAACATCATTACCCATACTTTAATAAAGACAATAATCTATCAGGGTTTAAGACAAGAACAGTAAAAGATAAGAAGTTCTTTGGTAGTGGAGACACCTCAAGCAATAATATGCTATTTGGACAGCAGTTATTTAGAACTAATGGTAGATATGTTACAGTAGTGGAAGGTGAGCTAGATGCATTGGCTACTTATGAGATGTTAGGAGGTACTTGGACAGTAGTATCAGTTAATAATGGTGCTAAGTGTTTAGATAACATAAAGGCTAATCTGGAGTGGTTAGACTCCTACGAAACTGTGGTTCTTTGTTTTGATAATGATGAGGATGGCCGAGAAGCAACGAAGTCTATCGCACCCATACTAGGCCCTAACAAATGTAAGATAGTATCCCTAAGCGAGTATAAGGATGCCTCAGACTATTTAGTCAATAATGCAAGTAAGAAGTTTGTTGAGGAATGGTGGGATGCTAAGCCTTATGTAGTATCAGGTGTTGCTACATTAGATGATATGTATCAAGCACTATTAGAGTATAAGCACACAGAGTTAATACCTTTACCGGAGAGCTTTGGTAATCTTAATGAGATGACTAGAGGTGGTCTAGCTAGGGGAGAATTAACTTCTATCATCGCCCACACCTCTATCGGTAAGACAACTATTATCAATGAATTACTATATCACTTTGCTACTGAAACTAAGGAGAAGGTTGGGTGCTTTATGGTAGAGGATAGTCTTGATGAGACAGTACGCAAGGTAGTAAGTGTACATACTAATAAGAATCTATCACTACTAGCACCTAAGGAGTTAGAGGTAGATGAGATTATGGAGTTAGCTAAAGACTTAGGATTTGGTAGTAAGATTCAACTACATAATGATGGTGGTGGCTCTATTGATTTAGACGAGATGTTCTCTAAGATTAGATACTTTGTTAAAGGATTAGGATGTAGTATTATTATTGTAGACCCACTACACACAGCTATTAAGAACCTATCCAATGAGAATATTGAGGAGGTATGTGATAGATTTATTAAGTTATGTAAAGAAACTAGGGCCTGTATTATTATTAGCACACACACTCGTAAGCCGGATGATGGTAGCCACCCACATAAGATTAGTGAGTATGATGTTAAAGGTAGTGGTGCTATACCACAGTCTTGCCACAACAATATACTATTTAGTAGGGATAAGTTAGCTGAAGATGAGTATGAGAGGAATTCAGTTAGAATTAGAGTGCCTAAGTTAAGACGTACTGGCCAGACTGGTGAGGGTGGATGGGCACACTTTGATACTATCACTGGTAGATTAGAGAAAGGACAAGACCCTTCAATGCGTAAAGTTGAGGAGACTAATGACTTCTAAGTGGGTAGTAGATATAGAGACTGATGGTCTAGAACCAACTGTAATTTGGTGTATTGTATTACAGAATGTGGATAACAAGGAAATTGTTAAATTCACACCACACTTTATACCTAGATTTAATGATTGGCTAGCTAATAAGAATGTTACTACCTTGATTGGGCATAATATTATATCTTACGACAAGCCAGTATTGGAGAATCTATTAGATACAGACTTTAGTAATATTAAAGTAGAAGATACCTTATTACTAAGTCAATTCATTGAGCCGAGGAGAGAAGGTGGCCATAGCCTTGCTAGTTGGGGTGATAGACTAGGGTTTGAGAAGGGCGATTACTCGGACTGGTCTAAGTATACACCAGAGATGCTACGCTATTGTGTTAGAGATGTAGAGATTACTACTAAAGTGTATGAACATTTAGAAGTAAAAGAGGAAGAGCAAGAAGCTCTTAAATTAGAATATAAAATAAAGGAGATGTGTAGTGAACAGGAAAGATATGGATGGTATTTTGATGAGGTTAAAGCAGTTAAGCTTTTACAACATATACAGCAAGACATTAGAGATGTTGAAGAAGAGGTTAGACAAGTGTTTAGACCGCTTAAGACGTTTAAAGAACTTAATATTTTAGATAACTATTACTTAAAAGGAACTAAGACCCCTACTAAAGCTTATCAAGGACAGCTAGATAAAGGTGCATTCCTTAATGATGAGTTTGAGTGGGGTTATTGGGATTATCCAGAGTTTAACTTAGGTAGTAGACAGCAGATAGCTAGATACCTACAACATTATGGATGGAAGCCAACTGAATTTACAGATAAAGGTCAAGTAAAAGTAGATGAATCAGTCCTTGCTGGTGTAGACATACCACAAGCACAACTAATTAAAAGATACTTAATGCTACAGAAGAGAGACAGTATGTTACGCTCTTGGATTGAGAATGTTAACCCTAAGACTAATAGTATTCACGGTAGAGTACACACAATAGGTACAATAACACACCGTATGAGTAGTAGCAACCCTAATATGCAACAAGTAACAGCCAGTGGTAAAGAGTATGGTAAAGAGATGCGTGAATTATTTATTGTACATAAAGATAAGGTACTAGTAGGTGCAGACCTTAGTGGTCTAGAGTTAAGATGCTTAGCACATTATATGAATAGTAATAAGTATACACAGAAGTTAGTAGAAGAGGACATACACGTAGTTAATCAGAAGGCCGCAGGTTTGAATACTAGGAATGAGGCAAAGACATTTATCTATGCCTTTATTTATGGTGGTGGTGATGAGTTAGTAGGTAAGATTGTAGGTGGTGGTAAGTCTAAAGGGAGGAGTATTAAAGATAAATTCCTTAAGTCTATTCCCCCACTTAAAGCTTTATTAGAAGCAGTGCGTGTAGCCTCAAAGAGAGGACATCTTAAGGCCTTAGATGGTAGGCATATTGAAATTAGAAGTGAGCACTCAGCACTTAACTTCTTATTACAATCAGCAGGTGCAATAGTAGCTAAGAGGGCTTGGGCAATCTTTAATGATAAGGCTAAAGAGCAGGGACTAGAGTATCATCAACTAGGATTGATACACGATGAGGCTCAGATAGAGTGTGCACCAGAAGATGCAGATACTATTGGTAATTTATTAGTAGAGAGTATGGAAGCCACTACTGAATATTATAATATGAATTGTCCTATCACAGGCGAATATAAAGTAGGTAATTCTTGGGCAGAGACACACTAATTAGTTTTTAAAGTAATATATAGGCGTGATATAATAAGAAGGGTAAAGTAAATAAAGGAGAAGTATGAGAACTAATTATAAGATTGATACAGTAGTAGAAGATGTCTACAAGATGATGGAAGATAAAGAGTATGTAGGGGATGATAAATATCTTAAGAAGATAGCAGATAGGGTAGGTGTTGAGGTTAGTGAGGCAATAGTTAATGCTCTATCCCCTAGAGAAGAGTATAACAGACTACGTATGTCAGGTATCGGTAGATGTGAGAGAGCACAGTGGTATGGTATCAAAGGATACGATTCTGAGAAACCTACTGGAGATGTATATATAACATTCCTACAAGGACATATTATGGAGGCTATTCTATTAGGTCTAGTAGAACTATCAGGGCACAAGGTAGAGGGGCAACAAGGAAAGCATACCTTAGAAGGGGTGAATGGTTCTCAAGACTGTATAATTGATGGTGAGTTAGTGGATGTTAAGACTGCAAGTGCTTGGAGCTATGATAAGAAGTTTGCACCTGATGGTATTAAAGATGATGCCTTTGGATATATTAAACAGTTGAGTGCTTATGGTAAATCAGATGATAGGGACAGTGCATACTTCCTTGTCTTTAATAAGAACAAGTCAACCCTTAAATTATCTAAACAGAAGTTAGAGAAGGATATTGATAAGCACATCATACAACTAAAAGATAAGATGGAATTAGGCACTCCACCTATGAGATTAGCTGATGCAACTAAGACTGTTAACCATAATGCTGGAGGTAGTAGTACACAGTTGAATATGAAGTGTGCATTCTGTAGTTATAAAGAGTCTTGCTTTGATAAGATAGATACTATAACTACTAGTAATGGATTTACTAATTATTATGATGGTGAGTACCAAGGGCCTGGCTCAAACTTTGCCAATAAGAAATCAGGAAACTACTAAAATGATTACGTTAGAGGAGCTTAAGGAGCGTGTGGCACAGAACTATGATGTGTGCCTAATATGTGATGAGCTAGAGTTAGAGCCTGAGGATATCCTAGAGGTCTTCGAGAAGAAACTATGGGAAAAACGCGACAGATTTGAGGAGTTTTATGAATGAATTAGTAACAGTAAGTATATTGTGGGTAGCCTTAGGGTCACTGGTAATTTATTATACAGATAAGAAAGCATACAACGAGGGTATGATTGATGCTATTGTACTGCACAACAAAGGACAGCTCACATACTCCACCTTCAAGGACGAGGCTGGTGAGTTGATGATTGAAATGGAGGTAGCACCAGATGAATAAGGACATACACGTAAAGAAAAGAGATGGTACACTAGAGCTGCTGGATTATGATAAGATTCATACGATGTTAGCTCAATGTGCTGAGGGACTTAAGGTATCTGTATCTGATGTAGCACTTAATGCACACCTAAAGATTGCTAATAAGATGTCATCAGTTGCTATTCAACAGACACTTATTAAGAGTGCGAGTGAGAAGTTAACACCTGAGCATCCTGACTATGGGCTACTAGCAGGTAGATTGTTAGTCACTAATATGCGTAAGGAAGTATATGGTAGCTTCGAACCTATCA